CTAATAAAAAAATACGGAGACCAATCTGTGATTAATTTACAGACAGGAGAGGTCACCGAAAAAAAAGAATAAACAATGGCTAAAATTAGTAACACCTTATCGTACCCTAATCAATCTCCAATAGAAAGTGGAGACTATTTAATTGGAACCTCATCAAGTTCGAGTCCTGTTCCAAAGCAGACAAAAACTTTTACGCTAGGTGACATTGCTAATTTTACTGCAGAAACAATTTTAGATGGAGACCCATTTAGAATTGCAATGTTTAGTTCTCAAAACACATTGGTTAATTCACTGATGTTTCAAGACTCTGCAGGAAACACAGTAACGCTTAACAACGGTTTTGGTTTAGGCTCTTTAACTGTTGCAGAAGATATTTCGGTTGGAGGTAAACTTGAAGTTACAGGCACGTCTTTATTTATAGATGGGGTCGTTATGGAAGCATCCTTAACTGTACAAGGAAAATTTACCAGCTCAGGAGAAGCGGTACTACTTGGCCAGGTTGCCGATGCAGCAGGTAACGTAGGTAGCGGAGAGCAGGTATTAGTTTCACAAACTGATGGAACAGTACGATGGGAGAACTATCAAGGCTCAGGATTAGAATTCCAAGGAGGCTGGAACGCTAGTACAAACTTCCCTGCTTTAAGTGGTTCATTATTAATACCTGCGAACACTGGATATTACTGGATAGTTTCTACAGCTGGTACTACTCCGCTTACCACTCAAGGAGGGGGAACAATTACAGACTGGCAAATTGGTGACTGGGCAATTATATCTGAAGATTTATTAGGTAACGTATTCTGGGATAAGATTGACAACTCATCTGTTCTTACAGGTAGTGGAACAGCTGGCACTGTTGCAATATGGACAAGCCCAAATGAACTAGGTGATTCAAAAATAAAAAATGGACTAGGAGTAAACTCTTTAATATTCAATGACACCACTGGAAGTGGAGAGGCAGATGGAGAGGGAGCTAATTCTTTTGGACAAGACAGTAAAGCGGATGGAGATTTTTCATTTGCAGTTGGAAGAGGAGCAGAGGCTAAAGCAGATTATTCATTTGCATTAGGTTCATCAGCTGTTGCTTCAAGCGATTCATCTATTGCTTTAATGGAGCAGGCTAAATCGCAAGGGGTAGCTTCTTTTGCAGTAGGTTTCGGAGCAGAGACTGGTGAGCAGTACGCAATAGCTATAGGTAAAGATTCTCTATCTTCAGGCGATGGCTCTGTAGCTATAGGAAGTAATGCAATTTCTTCAGCTGTATCTGCTGTATCTATAGGAGGAAACACAACGGCATCAGGGGATGCTGCTGTAGCCCTTGGTGGAGGCACTACCGCATCTGGCGCGTGGTCATTTGCAGTAGGTAAAAGCTCAAACGCTGTAGGCGGTTCGTCTGTAGCGATGGGAAGCGGCTCTGATGCTTATGGCTCAAATTCTTTTGCATTAGGTAGTGACAGTAAAGCAGAGGGTAAGAGTTCAATTGCCATGGGGCAAGACGCTTATTCTTATGGAGAAGCCAGTGTATCTTTAGGAAACAAGACTCTTTCTTATGGTAAGGGTTCGTTAGCTGTCAATGAAGAATCTTTTGCAGCTTACGAAGCTGATGTCGCTCTTGGAAAATCAGTTTCAGGTGCGGTACTTGCAACAGTTATAAGTCAACCAGCAGTAAACTCAGTTGAAGCAACCATACTTGACGGAACAATAACCGCAGGTGATGAAATTTTTATACCTTCTCAGACTGAATATCCTTTAACTCCAATTGTAGTTTTTTCAGCTATAGAAACTTCTACTAATGTTTGGGAGATAGTAGGTGATAGTTCTTTCACAGTTGCTGTTGGAACTCATATAGGAATTATTAGAACAGGGTTGTTTGACCAAGGATATGGTTTTGCGGCAGGATATAAAGCTAATGCAAGAGCGAAGCGCTCTAGTGCTCTAGGATATGAAAGTGTTGCCATTGGAGAAAACTCAACAGCCTTGTCATCAGGTATAGCAATAGGTAAAGAATCTTTTGCTGCTTTACCTTTATCAAGAGCAGAAGGTCAAGAGGCAGTAGCGATGGCAGGTGGATTGGCCACAGGAAAACGCTCATTAGCAATTGGAGAAGGAAACAGTGCATTGGCTGTAGGTTCTGTTGCTTTGGGTATAAACTCAACAGCATCAGGTGAGGAGTCCGTAGCTATTGGTGGCTCTAATGTTTCATCAGGAGCCTCTTCGTTTGCACTTGGAACTGACAATGAAGCATCTGGAAACTTTTCAATAGCTCTTGGAGCAGAAGACAATACGGCATCAGGTTCTTATTCAATATCTTTAGGAACTGGAAACGAAACTACAGCAACTAAATCAAACGCATGGGGGGACGAGAATCAAGTTAATGCTCCACAAGGTTTTGGTATTGGTTCTGAAAACACATTGTTTTTAACAGCATCAAAAGGTATAGCAATAGGAAACGGTAGTAAAGTTACTGGCGAACAAGGCCTTGCAATAGGTACAAACCTAGAGTCTACATCTTATCGTGAAACTGTTTTAGGTTCATTCAACTTAGTAGGAACTCCTGGAAGTGTAGACGCGTGGGTTGCAACAGATATGCTTTATGTTATAGGTAATGGAGCGACAGCAGGAAATGAGTCTAACGCATTAGAGATAACTAAAGCAGGAATTGTTTCTTTACCTTCTTACGGAAGTGGAACTGTTACAGGAACGGTAGCTAAAACATTAGGAGTTACAGCACAGGGTCAGGTTATAGAAACTGACGCAAGTCAGCCTTTATCATGGGTAGGTCAGCTAACTGAATTATTTCCATCAGGTGCTCCAGCAATTGCAACAACACAATCTTCAACATTGTTTGTAGGAGACTCAGTAAGTACTCCGACTACATTTAGAGAGCTGCAATTTTCAAAGAATGGAACTGGAGAGTTTAGAATCAAAGTAGTTTACACCCCTGCAACCGTACCTACAGATAGAAACAAACTAGCATTGCAGTTTGGGGATAGTGTAGCTAGGGTTTACAGTTACACGCTAGGAAGTCAAACTATAGGAGGAGTATTACAAGAGTATAAAGAGTTTTTATTTAGAACATATACTCCAGCAGGAGTATTAGCAGATGGACAGTTGGTTGGAAACGATGGGGCTATGACAAGCGTTACGCTTTATGCTTAAGTGAATTTTATTTAAAGTAAAAAGTCAACAGAATTGACCGAAATCGAAAACCATTGACTTGATGTTGTAGAGACTTCAAAGATAATATAAATTTTTAATTTAATATAATGGATATAAGAAAAATATCTGTCGGTCCAGATTATAAGTCTGGAGCTATGCATTACTTAGTAGGTCAGAACGTGTTGAATGGAGCATACAAGATTCATTTAATAAAGTACGACTCTGTATTACAGTCCTACAAGATTTACATAGAAGAAGATGATGTTATTGTTCTTTGGAAAGAGTTTAGCCCTGCTATGCCCGTGTCCATTGAATACAACATAAACTTTTGAAATCACCAACAGACTTTATAGTAACCCCCAGAGAAAATAAAAGATACTCCAATACTAAAAACATTGGAGGCATAGACTTTTTAGTCAGCTCTTCAGAGGAGGATGTAAGATATTCAAATAGATATGCTGAAGTAAAGGCTTTACCTATAAATTATTCTGGTCCCATAAAAGAAGGAGACACCCTCCTTGTTCATCACAATGTTTTTAAATTCTACAACGACATCAGGGGACAAAGAAGAAGCGGTAAAAGTTTTTTAAAAGACAACCTATTCTTAGTAGACCACGACCAGTACTTTGCATACAAACAAGATGATGTTTGGCATGCACATGATAGGTACTGCTACATAAAGCCAGTAAAAACAAAAGAGTCTATTATATTTAAGAACACAAAGGAAGAACCTTTGGTTGGTTTAGTAGAGATTCCAAACGAAAAATTAATTAGTCAAGGAGTTAAGAAGGGAGATTTAATTTCTTTTAAGCCTGATAGCGAGTATGAGTTTGAGGTTGATGGAGAAAAGCTTTATCGTATGTTCGACCATCAAATAACAATGATACTATGAAATCAAACACAGAAATAAAACTAGATATTATATCTGCTGCCAGAAGCGCGGTGGAGCAGTTAATAAAAGTTGCAAGAGAAGACATTATAAAGCACGACCCCGAAGACGACTTAGCAGCAGACAGATTAAAGAATGCGGCAGCAACTAAAAAGCTCGCAATATTCGATGCGTTTGAAATACTAAACAGAATAGAAGCAGAGAGAGCCGCTTTAGATTTAGATGGTAGTGATAATAAAGTAAACACAAAACAAGGATTTGCAGAAAGAAGGTCAAAATAAAGCGCTGTATAAATCTTTAGAAGATTATGTGCCTAAGTCAGTACTCTCCAACAAGAACAGAAACAAGAGTTGGGATTACGGATACAATGAAAAGTATGACTTAATATGTATATCTAAAAGCGGTGAGATAGGAGAGGTGTTAAATATTCAAGGGCTAATAATTGCTTTACCAAAAGCTCCTAAGAAAATACATTCTCGTTCTAAATCTAAGGCTATGCAGTACTGGGAACGAATTGATATACCTAAACAGCTTGATAAAATTCAATCTATATTTCAATGGAATGAAATGCCTAATGAATTTAAAAACAATTGGGTAGACTATATAGAAAAAGAGTTTGATAGTAGGGAGTTGGGGCATTGGTTTTATAACAACGGAGTACCTACGTATATAACTGGAGCTCATTACATGTACCTTCAATGGACTTCGATTGATGTTGGTTACCCAGATTACAGAGAGGCTAATAGAATATTTTATATTTTTTGGGAGGCATGCAAAGCAGACAATAGGTGCTTTGGAATGACGTACCTTAAGATAAGGAGGTCAGGGTTTTCTTATATGGGCTCATCGGAGTGTGTAAATACAGGAACCTTAGCTAAGGATGCGAGGGTTGGTATTCTATCAAAGACAGGTTCTGATTCAAAGAAAATGTTTACAGACAAAGTTGTTCCTATAGCAAATAGATTGCCTTTCTTTTTTAAGCCTATTCAGGATGGTATGGATAAACCTAAAACAGAACTAGCGTTTAGGATACCTGCATCTAAGATTACAAAAAAAAATATGTATAACTCAGATACAGAAGAACTGTTAGGGTTAGATACAACCATTGACTGGAAAAACACTGACGACAACTCTTATGATGGAGAAAAGTTATTACTACTTGTTCATGATGAAAGTGGAAAGTGGATAAAGCCCAATAACATATTAAACAACTGGAGGGTTACAAAGACTTGTTTACGTTTAGGTAGTAAAATTATTGGTAAATGTATGATGGGCTCTACATCAAACGCCTTAAATAAAGGAGGGTCAAACTTTAAAAAGTTATTTGAAGACTCTTCATTAAGTAAACGTAATTCAAACGGTCAAACTAAAAGCGGTTTATATTCACTCTTCATCCCAATGGAGTGGAACATGGAAGGATTTATAGATAGGTACGGTATGCCTGTATTTAGAAAACCTATAAAATCTATTGTAGGGGTAGACGGTGAAAGTATAAATCAAGGTGCAATTGATTATTGGGAGAATGAGGTAGACTCTTTAAAGAGTGACCCCGATGCTTTGAATGAATTCTACAGACAATTTCCTAGAACTGAATCACATGCGTTTAGAGATGAGAGCAAGCAATCCTTATTTAACCTAACAAGAATATATCAGCAGATAGATTACAATGATTCTGTTATAAGAGAGCAGCATCTAACAAGAGGTTCGTTTTCATGGAAAGATGGAATTAAAGACACTAAGGTAATATGGACTCCAAATAGTAGAGGAAGGTTTCAGGTGTCCTGGACTCCAAACAAAAATTTACAGAATAGAGTTATAAATAGAAATGGAAAAAAATTACCTGCCAATGAACACCTTGGTGCGTTTGGATGTGACAGTTATGATATCTCTGGAACTGTAGGAGGTAGAGGTTCTAATGGAGCACTTCATGGTCTAACTAAATTTAATATGGACGAAGCTCCTAGCAATGAGTTTTTTCTTGAGTATGTAGCAAGACCTCAAACAGCAGAGATATTCTTTGAGGAAGTCTTAATGGCTTGTGTATTTTATGGGATGCCTATACT